TTGACCATAAGAAACTGACAAACTGTCAACACTAGCTGTAGCAGCAGGAGCTGATGCAGGAGCAGCTGGTGCAGCCTTCTTATTTGGAAGATCGGTTGCATAAGCAGTTGCTGTCATAGCAAGAACTGCAGCGATAGTAATTACATTCTTCATTTACTTTTCCTTTTCGTTTGTTTCAATTATTCCAGAAAGTACTGGGTAGATCTCTAATAGATTTATCCAGCAGCTCTCTGCAACTTCTCGATGTTCTTTTTGAGTCCCATTTGCCATCCTAAGCTGACAATAGTGAATCCAGGATCGAACAGAACCTGCCATATAAAGTCGAGACATTGTCAAACCTTCTGGTAAGACTGCCCGAGCTTGTTCTTTAGCAATACCATGTCTCAAAGCCCAATTATAAGCTCCAAGAGATTCGTTAATTACCTTAGCTTGCTTTTCTTTCCAATCATCCAATAGCTTAAAGTCATCATTTTCGATACTGTTTTGTCTATTTTTTGGATCTTGAAGTCTAGAATCTCTTGTTACAAAACCGAGGTCTTCGGTTGGGTCAGCATAACGCTGAGAAAATTCCTGAAAAGAAAAGGATCTATGCCTTAGTATTTGACGAGCAATGTCGCGTGTAGTATTTATCTCCATCACAACGTGAGCCATTTCAAAAGGGCTCCAATGCTGATTACGTACTAAATACTCTAAAAGTTTATTAGATGTAAGAGTGTTGTTTTGATTAAGTGGGTTACTTACTCTAGCCACATAAGAAATAAAATCTTCAGCCGTAAATTTTAATTCATACGGCTGAGTATATGCTACTACTTTTACTTTCATTTTTACCTCAATTGGCGATCCCAACAGGACTCGAACCTGTAACCTACAGCTTAGAAGGCTGTTGCTCTATCCAGTTGAGCTATGGGATCATTCAAATAATATTTACGTTTAAATATTCACGAAAGTATTTTTTTAATTCTTTTTCAAAGAGACTGGATAGGGATTTATCATTATAAAGAGTATAAAGGTTACCTAATAAAACTTCAATTTCTTTTTTAGTGGTACCTTGTTTTCTTATTTCATAACCATCTGCTTCCAAATTATCAATAAGGCTTTGTTGATCTTTAGAATTTTTTTCATAAACACGATAACCACGATCTTCTAATTCATCAATAAGATCATAATCATCTAAATCATTAATATCAAAGTCTACATCAACGTCGATCGTTTTAGTATAATAACCCATAGCATATCACTGTTTAATAAATGAACGAAGCATCCATGCGTGTTTAGAATGTACATCTAGACGGTCTTCTAAAAAATTAACAAGACCAAATACTTTTTGTTCCTGTGCTGTTTCATGAGCTGCATTAAGAACATCAATTACTCTTTGATTATCAAAGTATAAAATATTCATCATTTGACCAGGAGCAGGAATCATGGTCTCATCTTCAATCTTACTTAACTCTTTAAAACGACCTAGGCTTCCAGGTGCATATGAATCTAAAGTTCTAATCTCTTCAGCAATTCTATCTACTGACGCGTGAACTTCTTCATAAAGATTACCAAGAAATTCATGATACTGTGCAAAATTAGGACCGGTTACGTTCCAATGAAAGTAATGTGTCTTTAAATAGAAAGAAAAGACAGTAGCAAGAAGGGTTTTCATTTGATCAACTAACATGTATATCTCCTTAAAAATATATTTATGGTTGACCTGCCCCGTAAATAAAAGCGAAGATAAGTCCCCAAAGAGGAATAGAGTAAAGGGGAGCAAGTAAGTGACGGAGATTATATTCACGCTCAGTACGAGCAATCTCATCAATACCGTCCATACCCTTGCCGTTACCGGCAGTACGATATGCGTTGAGGATAACAAGGTTACCTGGCAAGCACCAGAAAGCCCATACAAACTTAAACAAAGCTTTCACGATCCACCAAACAGCTTTTAAGATGAACTCAACGATAATCATAACACTTTATATCCTGTTTCAGAGAAAAAGGCAAGAGGGGATTGCTCCCCTCAAGCTATTAAGCAGCGTTAGCATACTCGATTGCTTTTTCGAGAGCCTTAACTTTACGAGTCTGGTTAATACCATACCAGGAGCTCGAAAGACGACTATCAGCACTGTGACCGAGCTTATGGTCAGTCAAGTAAGTAACGGCATTAAAACCTTGCCACCAAGTACCCTCTGCATACTCTGCACCAGGCTGAGTATAAAGAACGTCAAGAGCTTGATTAGCTGCACGACTAAGAACTTTATTTTCCTTAGAAGATAAAGACGGAAAGATATCAGCAAAATATTGCTCGATAGTTTCCTGAGTAAAACGCTTACTACCCAAGAACGCAGCAATATCCTTATAGGTATGAAGCTTGTTGCGAGCAATACCTAATGCAGCCTTAACCTGTTCAGCATCAAACTTAGAACGATGGTTAATCTTAAACTGATGCTTAGCATTCTGCTGAAGAGACATACTCAACGTATTGTTACATACAACCCGAATAGGAGTAAATCGAACATCGTTAGAATAACCAAACTTATGAAAGTTAGTAAACTGCAGATAAGATTCTACACGATCACCGTTGAACAGTTCAAAGTCTTCACCGACTTTAGCAAGAGCCCACATAATACGACCGTCCTGAAGTGAACCAGCAGTATGCATCTGCATGTCACCTTCCATAACGAACTCGTTAAAGAACTCCATAGCAACTTCGTTATCAACGTCATGCCATTCAGGACCAACGATATCAAGAAATTTACCATCGTCACGAACAAGAGCTTGACGACCAGTATCTACTTTCATACCGTTAACTTCTGCAAAAAGAGGAGTCTTTATATTCTTATGATCAAGACCAGCTTCTTTGAGCATTTGAGCAGGAGTAAGATCAGGAAGAACCTGTTTACCAAGACCATGCCACGGTACATCTCCTGCATAAGCCATTCTAGCAGTACCGTCAACATTAATTTCTAATTCATGTGCCATTTCATTACCTTTCACGTTAGCATCACAATATTATAGTAGAATAGTCACAAAAAAAGGTCAAGCAACTTTTTTGTGCTTGACCTTTCTAGAATAAGCTTTTTTAGATACGATTACACGCATCTTGTACTTAGGAGTACGAAGATCCATAGCAATCTTGTTCACTTTCACAACAGTCATTGTAATCCTCATCAGCTTATAATTAATAATAAGCTTTTTTCAGGAAAACGGCAACTGTTATTTTAATTAAAAAAGTACAATGTTTTCAATAAGTTATCTTAATGATTTCGTTAGTTGAAAAATTTTTTCAGTTTATCAGCAGTTTCAACTGACTCACCAAATTTAGTCTTATCAAAGACAGGAGCATCATTCAAGATATTATCTTGTGCTGAATTTTCTATATTGTATAATCTCATTTTAGAACGATCAACTCCAATAACGAACTTCTTATTAACAGTAGGGTCGTTATATCTATTCTTAAGTTGTTTAACCATTATCTGATTTAATTCTTCTAACTCTTCAGAAGAGATAAGAGCAAACATCATATCTGCCGTTGCAGGAAGACCAAATGACTCAGATGTATCGGTTAGTTCTACATCTGAGCTACTATAGCCACTACGAGTGGTCTGAGTAGCAGATACAATAGGAAGATTAAACTCAACGGCAAGACCACGAAGTTCTTCAGCAATAGCTTTAATATACGTATAGGAGTTGACGTTTGAACCAGCTCTAATGCGAGAAGAGCAACAAATGTTGAGATAGTCGATGTAAATAATATCAGGAATAAAGTTTCGCTTAATCCTAAGTTCATTGATAAGATGCCTAAAGTTTGCTGATCCAGCCGATGCGGTAGGATACTCTTTAATAATTAGCTTACCAACAGTTTTCTCTTTAACTCTGTCTACTTTTTTATCGTAAACATCTTTAGGTAAGATACTAAGTTCATCTACAGTAACGTTAAGAAGATTAGCATCTATACGTTCTGCAATACGCTCTTCTGCCATTTCCATTGTAATGTAAAGAACGTTTTTACCATTAATAAGATTAGCAGCTGCATTATGAGCCATAAACAGTGTTTTACCTACACCAGTACCAGCAAGGATAATGTTAAGTGTTTTTCTAGGTAAACCACCCTTGGTAATGCGATTAAAATATTCTAAATCGAAAGGTATTCTATCTTCTTTCCTATGATAAAATTCATAACGACTATCTGTATCTTGCAAATAATCGTGACCGATGCTAGTTTCAAAACTAACACCGAGTGCATCAGAAAGAATTTTAGGAATAGAACCACGAGATATCTCGCCTGTCTTTTCATCTAAAATTTGAATACTTTTTAAGATAGCATTATGAATAGCTTTATCTTGACAAAACTTTTCAGTAGTATCAAGCAGCCATGATGTATCAGTATTCTCAGAAGAAAGATTGCTGATAATATCTTTACATTTTTTATAGGTTACTTCGTTAATCTTATCTAAGTTGTTAAGTTCAATAAGAAGCGTCTCCCTAGAAGGAGGGCTGTTATATTTCTTAACATAATTGTCGATAAGATTATAAACTATCTTGTCTGTACTATCATGAAAATAATCTTCTTTGAGAAAAGGTATAACTTTTCTATTATACTCTTCATTAAAGATTAAATGTGATAGAATTGTATTCTCAATCATTATCAACTTTCATATGCGCATGACAAGTATGACGATATCCTTCATCTGAAGGCCAACCGCAACCCGCATGTTTATAGCAGTTTGGTTCATCACAAAGACCTAACAAAGGCTTTAACTTATCATATTTGTTTTCAATAATAGTATCAATAATTTGATTTTTTAGTTCGAGATCAAATTCATTTGAGATTGTTATACCATCACTGCACAATGGTGCATAAGCATCCATACCAAAACCAAGACGATCATAAATTAGGTATCGATAAGAACCACCCTCTTTAGCATGCTCAACTAAATGCTTAAACACCCACTGTGTAACTGCTAGTTTATGTTCTTCAGATACTTCTTTAAGAGTATCTTCTAAAGAAAAAATACTACTCATTGTCATTTACTAAAGATCCTGATGCTATTGAATACTTTTTACTTATCCAGTCAGCAAAGTCTGTAGATGTAAATAGCGATTTCCACACTATTGAATTATCTTCAATATCTGCAGCTCTCATTTTTGCACCTACTACTTCACCTGTAGCACGATCAACAAGCTGATACCAACCATTAGAAGGTTTAACAACAAAACCACCCTCCAAAGCCAAGTCCAGGAGACCAGACCATTTCTTAATACCGCCATCGAATGATACGGTAATTGGAATCTTAGATTTTTCTTTAACATAACGAGACTTTTCAACGTTAATAATAAAGTGATAACCATTAATATCACCACCATCCTTATCTTGTTGACGACCTAAAATCCAAATATTGTCTGCTGAATAGTAAATACCCGTACCACCACCAACGATGGCTTTAGGGAACATTCCAATTTCCATATAGGTGTGGTTAACTACAATAAGAGGAATATCCTTAAGAGTTAAATGTGGTGTTACCATACGGAAGAGTGACTTAAGACTCTTTGCACGTGACATATCAGCAACAGACTTCTCGTTAAGAGTATCTTCTACTTCTTTCTTAGAAGCTAGGTTACCAACAGAGTCAATAACAATAACAACTTTATCTTCTCGTTTAAGATCGTTAAGTTGTTTCATAATATCAAACTTAAGCTGTTCAATATCAGTAATAGGAGCATGAACAACTCTATCCATATCAATATCAAATGATTCAAAGTAACCTTGAGGAGTACCGAACTCTGAATCATAGAATAAAAGTACGCTGTCAGGATATTGCTTCATATACGCAGAGGCCATAAGGAGAGAAAAGGCACTCTTAAAGTGCTTTGACGGGCCTGCTAGTACTGTTAGTCCTGGAGTAAGGCCACCATCAATGCGGCCTGACAGCGCTACGTTCACCATTGGAACGTGAGTTTGAATCATATCTTTCTTACCGTAAATTTTTGAATCGGTAAGAACAGAAGTATCTTCAATAGTAGAATTTTTAATAAGGCGGTCAATAAGAGACATAATTTATCCTTCAAGAATCTTTTTTAATTTAACAATAAACTCATCAACTTTTTCAACTCTGTTTGGCCAGTATATGTTAGGCTTTTCAGGGTTTTTCTTCAAGTTATTTAATAGTGGTAAAATAGCTTTATACATTGCTTCAGCTTTAGCTTGAGCATCACTAGCCTTACTAGATGCTGTTTCTACTTCTGTACTTAAATCGTCTGTAAAACTAAAACCGAAGTCATGATCAAGGTTAATATTTTTGTACGTATTAGACATTATACAAAAAACTCCTCTAAGGTTGCTCTCTTCTCTAATTCCCAACCTATGTTCTGAATAATATTCTTAATAGGTTCTAGGAACGCTTTTTCAAATTGAGTATCATAGTCTATGTAACTATCTAAACCAAGTTGACGAGGAAGGGTATTAGGGACTGCAAATACATTTTCTCTCATAGGGTTAGGAGTTTTCATATAACAAAATTTAATTTTATCTCCAGACATAATAGGCTGGTATTTCTTATCTATCTTATAGTCCTTAATCATTTTATTATACAAAAGAGCGCCTCTCACATGAATAGGAGTTGCTTTCTTGTAAATAGTATTAGGATCGGCATACTCATGAAGGTTTTGACATCCTCGAGGAAACGCAACATCTTCAAAAGGAAGTTTACTAAACTTTATACGAGCATCAGTAACAAATTCAATAAGATCTTTTTCTTCTTTGTTCATAATAACGTTAAGAGCTTTTTTAATATTATCACGAACTGAATATGGTGTAGAAGAACGAACAGCTTCAATACCCATCATCTTTAGTTTAGGTTCTTTATATTGAACACCTTCACTATTCCATACGTTAAGAATATATCGCTTCTTAGCAATCCAAATACCTTTATTAGCGATATTTTCTCGCTTCATTTTCATTTTTTGATCAAAGGCATTAACATATGAAGCAAGGCGCTCATAGCACTTATCAATATATGGTTCAATCTTATCCTGGCATACTCTGTCAAGGAATTTGACGACTTCTTCATCAGAAGGGTGCTTATCATTATACACTGAACTGACCACCGAGTCAAGAGTAATATACATAGAATCCGTGTCGCACGCCAAGACGTAGTCAATATCTTTAGTATTAAGAAGCTTATTAAGATACTTATTAATATTGTCTTCCATCCAGCGAATAGCAAGCTGTCCAGAAAGTGTAATAGACTCGGCCAATTGGTTGTCATACCATCTAAAATATTCATTTGAAAGAGCACCGTAAGCTGAGTTGAGTTGGATCTTTTTAGCTAGCTGCATATTATGCATTTGAACCGCTAACTTTTCATCGTTAGGATCTTTAGTAGCTTCATATCTTTTTTTAGCATCAAGCATTTTATTTTTATAAACAACACGATCGTCATACATGTTATTCATAAGCTGAGGTAAAAAACCTCTCATATCTTTACAGAATAGACAGCAAGAAGCAGCTACAGCAGCATTACGCTCTCTAAGCTCAGTAATGATAGAATCTTTGTTAAGAGAACCAGCAACAATATCTTCAACAGAAAAATATTGACCTAAACGACCAATATAAGTCTCAGGAGAAATATTATATTGCATAATCAAGTGAGGGTAAAGAGAGTTTAAGTCAAACGACACAACCCACTTATGCATACCTACTTGAGGATCTTTAACATAGGCACCAGCAATCTGACGCTCTTTCTTCTGGTTCTTCATAGGAGGTATAACTATCTTTTTTCTGAGAAGATAGTTATGAATAATAATATCCCACATATGAACAGATGAAAAAGTATCGTTATAGTTTACCTTACCGTCATAAGCAAGAGCATAAACCTGCTCGAGTAGTTTAAGTTTTTCATCTAGACGATAAACGAGATTAACGTCGTGAATGTTATAGTCAATAAACTTCTGGAAGTCTTTACGATAAAGGTCTATAAGAGAATCATACTCTGAGTAGTCAAGTTTCTTCTCACCCAGTTCAACGAATGCAATAGAATCAAGCTTGTATGATTCTTGCATAGGCATAAACTTACGATACATTTCTAGATAGTCAAGAACTGCAATACCAAGAATATCATAAACGTGAAAAGTACGACCAGCTTTATCATAGGTACGAGCATTTATCTCTTTCCAGGGGGAAAGATTTTCTGCAAACTCACCTACAACTCTTCTAAAACGATTTACCATATAAGGTATATCGAATGTCTCAATATTCCAACCGGTAACTACATCTGGTGAAAATTGTTTACTGCGCCAAGCATCAAGAAACTTCATAATAAGATTAGCTTCATCTTGACACTTAATATATTTTACATTCTCATCTTTTGATACGTAATCACCACAACCAAAGACGAGAGAGATATCATCTCTACGAATAGTAATAGCAGTAATAGGCTTATCAGCAGTCTGAATATTAGGAAAACCTTCATCAGCTGCAACTTCGATATCGAGAGTAACTACGGATATAAGTGAAGGGTCGTAATCAATAATACCAGGAAAGAAATCGTTAATAAAAGTATAAGCATATTTTTGTAAACCGTAAATAGTATAGCCAACTGTATCTTTATATCTCTTAACAAAGTTACGAGCTTCAAAAATAGAATTAAATTCCATCTTATCTACTTTAGCACCATTAAGAGTACGATAGTCAGTGTTACCTGTCTTTGAAGTAAGAAACAAATAAGGCTTATAGGGAACCTTCTGCTGAATACGTTGACCATTTTCATAGCCGCGTAGCAGAATCTCATCACTAAAGGGTTTAAGGTTTACACTAGTATAAAAACGACTCATAGTTTCTCCATATCAAAATATACTAGCATAGTCATAGATAAAAATCAAGGGGACTTTCGCCCCCTTGTGTTATTTTTTAGAACCTTCGTTTATTATAATTAACTCATCAACCGTATATGGCCACATTTTATCCTCCTAAGTATGTTTAAAGAATAAATGACCAATAACTGCTGTAACTAAAAGTGTTATAGCGTCAATCATGGATGTGATCTTGATAAATGTGATCTTGCTACATCGTATATCATTGATCTGTGAATACCAATGTCAGCAAGGTCCTTATCTGTAAGAGCACTTAATTCACGAACAGTTTGTCTCATCCTCGCCTGACGGTCTAGCCAGCGAGATACTTTAACTATAATGTCTTGCATTTACTTACTCTTTTCTGATAGTAGAGTTTTTTCTTCTACTTTCTTTTCATTAGAGTCAGTAATGTCAATCTTTTTAGATTTCTTAGAGTCAGGAATAATGTTCTCAAGCCAAACTTTAAGCATGCCGTTAACAAGTTCAGCATTCTTAATTTCAACAGTATCAGCAAGTGAGAATTTGCGAGTAAATGCTCTATCTGCAATTCCTTTATAAACATAATCACCGTCTTCTACAGCAGAGCTACCTGAGATGACGAGAGTACCATCTTG